CGGTTGAGGTCACTGTAAAAAAGAAATTTAAAGTTTTTCCTGTGCCCAAAATTGATAGAAAAATAAACAGGCAGTACTTAAGCTGGCTGTACCTTTATACCACCAAAAATGGAACTACCCTTGAATTAGTTTCTTACGACATGTCAGAAGAAAATTTAAAATCTTTGGTGGACATGCTTGACGAAATGGGTACCAATCCATTTAGATACTACACCTCGTACGAGAAGGTGGATCACCTTGTTAACGAGCTGCCTTACCGCCCAGAGGTGTTAGGTGTGTTAGACAGACCGGATAGGCTGTTACGGTACGGACATTGGGGATTGGACATCGGAGCATTATGAATAATCAAACGAGGCTTCTAAGTAAGATAATAAAAGACAGAGATCTTTCTCTTGCTTTAGAAAGTAACATTAATGAGTCTTGGTTTTCCGATCCTGCTGATAAAAAGATATTTAGATTTTTACATGATCATTATTCAAATTACCAAGAGTGCCCGAGCCTTGATGTAGTAAAAGAAAACTTTCCGTCATTTGAATTAACTGTTGTAGAAGACAGCATTTTTTATTTAGTTGACTCTTTAACAAACGAACGTCGTAAACAACGCATTATTGCAACTTTAGGATCAGCTCTTGACGCAATGGAGCAAGCTAAAGATCATGAGTCTGCCCTTCGTGCCATGGAACTTGGCATAATTAAATTAGAGGAAGAAGGACTTAATAAATCTACTGACCTTGAGGTTACTAAGGCAGCGCAAAGCGCAATTGATGCTTATGAACATCGAAAGAATAATCCTGGGTTACTTGGAATCCCTACTGGGTTTCATACTATGGATGAGGCAACTTCTGGTCTACAACCAGGTCAATTGGTTGTAATTATTGCTCCACCAAAGACAGGTAAATCAACATTAGCTTTACAGATTGCTATTAATTCACATCTTGAAGGTAAAGTCCCCATGTTCTATTCCTTTGAGATGAGCAATTCAGAGCAAGAAAGTCGTTACTACGCTATGCGTTCTCGTGTTTCACACAGAAGGTTAATGACTGGTTCTTTAAGCCCAGAGGAAGAAGCTCGATATTACGCCAAGGTTAAATCAATTCAAGATATGAGAGATAAGTTTTGGTTTGTAGATTCAGCTAGCGGTCAAACCGTAAGTGGTATTGCTAGCAAGATCCAGAATAGAAATCCAGATATTGTTTTTATTGACGGTACTTACCTCATGATTGATGAGCAGACGGGCGAGTCCAATACACCTCAAGCCCTTACTAACATCACTCGATCTTTGAAACGACTGGCGCAAAAGATACAAAAACCTGTAGTTATTACTACGCAGGTACTATCGTGGAAGATGAAGAAGGGTCAAGTCTCTGCTGATGCTATTGGTTACTCATCCTCATTTCATCAAGATGCTGATGTTATTTTTGGTTTGCAAAGGCAAGAGGAAGCTAATGATGACCTTAGAACTTTAAAGATTGTTGCAAGTCGTAACTCTGGTCTTGCTGAGGTTCCACTATGTTGGGATTGGAACACTGGAGAGTTTAGAGAGATATCAGAAGAAGATCTTGGAGGACTTCCTGATGACTTCTGAGGAGATGGAAACAACTCTTTCTAGTCTTGGGATAAAAGTAATCTCTAATCGAGGTAGCGAGCTACAGGCAAATTGTCCGGCACACAAAGACAGAACTGGTCACGAGGATCGTAATCCGTCATGGTGGATCAACGCAGACACAGGTCAACACATTTGTTTTTCATGTCAGTTCAAAGGAAGTTTGTATGGTCTTATTAGTTATGTTAAGGGTATTGACTTTGACAAGGCAAAAGATTGGATGGATTCTCCAGACGCTTTAGTACAAAGATTTCACAGAGTTACTAACGAAAAGAAACAACCAATTGAAGAGCCATCATTGATTACCGAATCAATGTTAAGTGCTTTTGTTGATCCACCAACCGAAGCGTTGGCATCACGAGGTTTACTTCTAGCATCAACTCAACATTATCAAGTGTTGTGGGATCACAGGAAAAATAATTGGATTCTTCCTGTTAGAGATTTACAAGGAAAGCTTTTAGGATGGCAGGAAAAAGGATTTGCGTCTCGTTACTTTAACAATCAGCCTCCTAAGATGAAGAAGAGCCACTCTTTGTTTGGGTATCAACAATATAAAGGCGGAGACATGATCGTAGTTGAGTCTCCTTTAGATACGGTTCGCCTACACTCTTTAGGTTTTACTGGCGGAGTGGCTACTATGGGCGCTTTAGTATCTCAGTCTCAGCTGAACGCTATTCGAGGGGCCGACCGCATCATCTTTGCTATGGACAACGACTTAGCGGGAACCTCATCCTCCATGGAATTATTGAACAAGTGCCAAGAGATGGGCGTCGAGGCGTGGTTCTTTAACTACAAACACACGGACATGAAGGATGTTGGGGCCATGAGCCTTGATGAGATAAGGTTAGGTTTAGAAGGAGCTAAGCACATAGCTCAAGGGAAGAAGGCAGTCGTATGATCATTGGGTTATCTGGGTACGCAAGATCCGGCAAAGACACCGTGGCTCAGTTTCTTGTAGAGAACTATGGATATACTCGAGTTGCCTTTGCAGACACCATTAAACATATGCTTTTGGATTTAAATCCGTATGTAGGCATAGGTCCATCAAACTACAACCACACCACTTTGTCAGATCTTGTTGCTTTAAATGGATGGGAAGGCGCTAAAAAACATCCAGAGGTTCGTCGTTTACTGCAAGACCTTGGGGTTTCAGCTAGAGACTATTTGGGCGAAGATGTTTGGATTAATGCCGCCCTTAGCACACCTACCCAAAATGATGGATTAGTTATAACGGATGTTAGGTTTATTAACGAAGCTGAAGCTGTAAAAAAACGTGGTGGTCAGATCTGGAGAGTCATTCGCCCCGGCGTTACTGCTGTCAACTCTCATATATCAGAGACTCAAATGGATGGGTTTAGTTACGATCGCATTATTGACAACAGTGGAGACTTTAAGGATCTGTCCCTAGAAGTGGCTGCTGTTTTTAGCCGATGACATTTACTGGAACTCTTTTACCTTATCAACCAGAAGCGGTAGACAGAATGATTGACCGCAAAAAGGTTCTGGTTGCCTATGACCTTGGGTTAGGTAAAACAGTCATAACCATAGCCGCCATAGAACAGTTGATGGATATACGGAAAATAAATGAGCCAGGTCTTATTATTTGCCTATCCAGTTTAAAATACCAATGGGCAAACCAGATTGAGAAGTTTACAGATGGATCTTCACGAGCTTTGGTTATTGACGGAACGCCAAAGAAAAGAGCAGAGCAGTACGCCGAAGCGATGGCATGGCGGACTTCAGGGGTTGACTACATCATTCTTAACTATGAGCAGGTTGTTAATGACTGGGCATCCGTCTCTAAACTCCCAAGATCATTTGTCGTCTGCGACGAAGCCACAGCAATTAAATCCTTTAAATCAAAACGATCCAAAGCTGTAAAAAAATTAAGCGACGCAGAGTACAGATTTGCTTTAACTGGAACACCCGTAGAGAACGGTAAACCTGAAGAGCTGTACAGCATTATGCAGTTTGTTGATTCATCCGTGCTTGGTCGATTTGATATCTTTGATGCGGCTTTTATTGTTAGAAACAATTGGGGTGCGGTTCAGCACTACAGAAACTTAAAAACTTTGCATGAGAAAATGAAGGAAGCAGCCGTACGAAAGGCACAGAAAGATCCAGATGTAGCCCCTTTCCTTCCTGACACTATACATAAAGATCCTATAAAAATTGTTTTAGATCGTAAAGCATCAAAGCTTTACTTCAAGATAGCCACTGATTTGGTGGATGACCTTGACGAAGCTCAGAATTTATTTGGCGCCTCCTTTAATGTCATGGCTCACTATGGTTTAGAAAACAAGGGTGGCGGGCCGGAAGATGAGATCAGAGGTCGCATCATGTCTAAGATAGGTTGTTTAAAGATGCTCTGCTCCCATCCAGATCTGTTAAGGACTAGCGCTCGCAAGTTTGCCGCCATGAACGGTGAAGGATCTATGTATGCCAGCGAGTTAGTTGAGTCTGGGTATCTGGATGGAATTGATTCTTCCCCTAAGCTTGACTTTTTAATTCAGTATGTAAAAGAATTTTTAGAACAAAACGATGCTAATAAGGTAGT